AGGGTGGTGCTTCAAGCCCCCCTCTCCCGGCGGACGGTCCCGGCTCCCGTGGAAGGGTCCGGGCGGCTCCTAGAGGAGTGGTGGATGCTGCCGGTGAGGGAGGGTAGACCCCCCGCCCGGATACGGTTTGTTGACCGCCCCTTCGGCGGAGTGGGGGCGTGGGAGGAAGTGACCGGAAGGCGCACGATATAATGGGGTATTTCATTGGTATCGGGGGGATTGGTGAGGGATTGGGCTTCCTGATGGGGTGAAAACGCCGTGAGCTTGACTTTGGCCAATAGAATCAGGCCATTTCGCGCTGTAAAATAGTGAAATTTTTTTCTTTACGGACCAGTGGTCCGTTAGGTAGGATAGGTGGTGATGAAGGCGGAAAAGGATCAACCCGAAACAACCAAGGAGACCCCGATGAAACAGATCACGCGTCTCTCCCCCGACCAACTCCAGCGACTCAAGAGCCTCGTGGATGAAGCGATGCTCCAACAGTCACTGAGAAACGCGAGAAACCGGAACCGCATCGCACGCCTCGTATTCAGCAACCCCAAATGGCGGTGGGTCGCCCTCTGGGAAACCGGAACGGTGAGGACGTGGTGGGACCCCCGGACCCGTAACTACATCACCGCCATCCGGGGCGAGATGGGAGAGGAGTTGGGGCAGGACTTCGAGGATGAGTGCTCCGACTGCTCCGATAGCGCGGCCATCCGTCATCTCTGGTTTCTCAACCACCTGATCAACCGTATGGGAGAGTAGCAATGAACGGCAATGGTCTCGACGCCCACACCTGGTTCAATTGGATGCGCAGAGAGGAGTTGGTGAAGATGACCAAGCGCACCTACTCATGGGGAATCCTCGCCCACCAGGAAGCTCTCGCTGAGCTGAATGATCTCTACACGGAGTCCGCCCCCGCCTTTGTCCAATACCTGGGCAAATGGGAGGAACCGGAATGAGCATCAAACTCATCAACCGTACCCGACTCCCCGACAAAGCCCTCAAGGACGTTATCAAAGCCGCCCGGAGTGAGATCAAGGGGATTGACCGAAAGACTCCCGTCAGGGTGACCGTCTCCCAGGGGTCCGGCTTTGGGCCGGGATGCTCTGGGATGGCGTGGACTACCAAGATCACCCTCTGCGTACCCCGGTGCGCGAAGTCCGCTATGGAGACGGCGGAGAAGTTCTACTGGGTTGCGGCCCACGAGTGGTCCCACATCCGTGACGCTCTGGATGCCCGCAAAGGGATTCACCGTCCTTGGTCCCCGGAAGTCAACGGGCGGAGAATCGCCCACGATGACCGGCTGGAGGAGAGACGGGCTGACCATCTGGCCAGTGAAGCCCTGGAGAGGAGGGAGCGTCACGCCGACGCAATCATCACTCTTGCTCTTGCCTTTGAAGCTCTCTGGGCGGAGAGGAAGTTGGCCGAGCAACGGCGGGCAGATCGGATGAACGCGTTGTTCCAAGCCCACAAGGCCCAAGAAGCCAGAGAAGCCGCCCAGGACCGTCTCACCCGGCGGACGGTCCCGCTTCCAGAAGAGGCTCTCCAACCCGCAGCATCAACTCAAACCAATCCAACCAATCCGGTATAAAGGACAGGAGACGAACAATGATCAACTGCCTCAGTTACCTTCGGAGCCTCTCCAAAGAGGAGTCCATCCGGCTCCTCCGGTGCATCCGCCCGGATGTGCCCAAGTCTCTTCACAGCAGACACTCCGCCCAAGCCCTGATGGTAACTTGGGCGGAGGCGGATGCCGCGCCTCTACGAGAGGAGATTGAGCGGAGACTCCGCTTCAGACTCCCGATGCGCAGAGCCTCTGTGGACCGCTGGATGGACTTCTACACCAAGAGGATCAGCCAGCCCCTCTCCCCGGAGAAGGCGATGGAAACCCCAGACGTGAAAACAGCCGTCCGGGAGTTGAAGAAGGTGGAAGGCTGGATGCGCGAGATGGGGATGGAGATTCCCCCGGAAGGTCCGGTGACACAGTGAAGATCCATCGCGGCATTCACGTATTCGATTCCTCCTTGGAGTGGTTCAGGGAATCTCGCAAACACCCGGAGATGAGGCAGTCTTTCACCTGCCTCATTTACTGGCCCAAAGACAACGAACACTTCAACGGAGAACCGGAGCACTGGAGCGTGGAGGTGATGGATCACTGTCACTTCTGCAACGTGTACCAACTGGAGCAGGGCATCCGTATCGCTGAAGCCATCCGAGACGGAAGGCTGAAGCCCGTTGCGGCCCAGCAGATCGGCGCCAACGACCAAGTCTTCCCCAACCCGCCGGAGAAGTAACGTGGACATCAACCAGTTCAACCTTCTGACGGAAGGCAAGCAGCGGCGGTGGATCCGCCGCAACCCCGAGAAGGCGCAGGAAATGCGCCTCTGCGTGTCCCTCCACCGCCTGGGGGAAAGGGCATCCGTCGCAGATCGGGCAAAGGAGAGGGCTGTAGCACGCTCCCGCCACAACAACCACAAGCCTTCCGCCGGAGAAGTCCGCCACAAGCTCCTGATCAGGCAGCGGTTGTTCAGCTGCTCGCTGGCGGGGTGCTTCATCGCACTCTCCCAGTCCATCGTGGACGTTCACCACTTCAACCGGGAGAGGAGACTAGCGTGAAAGAGAGATTCCAAGAAATCAACTTCGCCCCCTCCTCAATGATCCTCATCGAAAAGGCCAACGCCATCTTGGATGAGTATCAGCGTCAGGGATACCAACTCACCCTCCGGCAGCTGTACTACCGTTTTGTTGCGGGCGACTTGCTGCCGGAGGAATGGGCGGACCGCAAGACAGGCTCCAAGAACAACGAGGGGTCATACAAGAAGTTGGGTGAGGTCATCTCCCGCGCACGGCTGGCGGGACTCATCGACTGGGACGTGCTGGAGGACCGGACACGCAGCCTGCGCGAGAACAACCACTGGGATCATCCGGCGGACATCATCAACGCCGCCATCAGCCAGTATCGTAGGGATTTGCGCCAAGGCCAAGCCGTTCGCCCGGAAGTCTGGGTGGAGAAGGATGCACTGGTGGACGTGGTGGGCAGACCCTGCCGTGCTCTGGATGTTCCCTACTTCAGCTGCCGAGGATACGTCAGCAGCAGCACGTTGTATGAAGCGGCTCAGCGCTTCCTACAGTATCTGGAGGACGGGGCGGAGGAAGTGCGGGTCATCCATCTGGGCGATCACGACCCGTCCGGGATTGATATGACCCGAGATGTCTTGGAGCGGGTGGAGTTGTTCTTGAAGGGGAAGGCTCCCCGACTGACCGTCAAGAGAATCGCCCTCAACCACGACCAGGTTCTCCAATACAACCCGCCCCCGGCTCCGGCCAAGATCACGGATACCAGAGCCGCAGACTACATCGCCCAATTCGGGGATGACTGCTGGGAGTTGGACGCGCTGGAGCCCAAGACCATCGACGCCTTGGTGCGAAGGGCGGTGGAGGAAGTCACGGACCCGGACCCGTGGAATGCGGCCATGGCGAAGCAAACGGAGGAGAGAGCCGCCCTGGAGAAGGTCCGGGATGAGCTCAAGAAGGGGTTGGTGTAGCATGTGGGTGTTCTCTGAGATCGGATTCTTCAGCACGGTGCAGCACGACAAGTACCAGAACTCAGTGCTGGTGCGGGCGAGATACCGTGGAGACCTGGAGAGGCTGCGCGAACGTCTGATGAAGGACAAGGGAGCGGGATTGGGGATGCTTCTCTATCCTCTCACCATCCACGACACTCCAAGTGCTGACTACCCGTACAGGATGCGCATGCCGAAGTGGGCCTGGGCCAGGGCGGTGGAGATGATGGGGAGGGAGATCAGCTACACCAACTTCAAGAGCCACTGCCATAAGTCTCTCCCGATTCCGGCATCTCGTCACGTGAGGCTGATGAACGTCTGGGGCGCGATGCGGGGGGAAATGGAGGAGACGGATTGGGAGTGGGTCAACAAGCTCCGGCCGCAAGGCAATCCCAATCTCCCTCGTTGTGTGCGGTGCGGGAAGCCGCCGGACCACCCCGACCACCCGTTCAAGCACCTATACGTCATCCCCACCAAGACCGAAAGACCACGCCGGAGCCGCCGACTGAAAGGAGGGTGCTCGTGACCAACTCCATCTCAATCCTCCTCTGCGCGATGGCGATGACGGAGTCGGGGCTAGACCCCCGCGCATACAACCACCGGGAGCGTGCGGTGGGGATGTTCCAAATCCGCCCAGCCGCCGTCGTGGATATCAACCGCCACTTCGGGACTTCCTACAGGCTCTGGGACTTCCGGGACTCCACGCTATCGGCCTGGGCGGTGAGGGCGTATGCCCACATCTACGGGGCCCAGACCCCAGAGGCTATCGCCCGCACCTGGAACGGCGGACCCGATGGCGCGGGAGAGGCTTCCACGAGGGGGTACTGGCGAAAAGTGAAGCAGGCTATGGTCGAAATTGACCCCAAGTCAACTTCGATGAATAGACAATGGGGGTTTCGTACCAAAAAATAGTGAAATTTTTTTCTTTACGGGCCAGTGGTCCGTTAGGTAGGATAGGTGGTGATGAAGGCGGAAAAGGATCAACCCGAAACAACCAAGGAGACCCCGATGAACAAGACCCCGTACGCAGTCGAAGACTTGGCCAACGCGTTGGCCATCGCCAGCGGCAGGCCGGGACCGGCCACCTGGAACGGATACCTGCGCATCCTCAAGAACACCAAGGGAAGCGTCATCAACGAGACGGCGCAGACCTTCTCCCGGTTCTCAGACGACATCAACCGGGGGCTTCAGTTCCTCTACGGGAGCGGGACCACCATCCAGCTTCCTCTCCCCGCCAACCAGACTCCGAATGAGCTGCAGACGATGCTGCTGACCATGGACTACGACAAGCTGGAGTGGCACCAGAAGCCGAGACTGAGTGAGACCCTTCGGAGGATGCTCCAGCCGGGGGAGAAGATGGTGAAGGTGTTTCACCACCACTGGGGAGACCCGACCATCCAAGGGGAATGGACGGTCTCCAGGGTTCTGGGCACGCGCATCGCCCTGAAGTTCAAAGAGGACGATGAGCAGGAAAGCCAGAACGTGAAGTTCACCGGGGAGTCCTTCCAAGGCTCCAGTTGTGATACGTGGTACGCAGCCAATGATCCCTACCTCAAGGTGGTGAAGAGGGGGGAGAACGGGCGGCGCATCGTGGGGAAGATCAAGACGGAAGTGGAAGCCGTGCTGGAGAAGCTCGCTGGCTCCCGGAGGGAAGACTACAAGAGCCTTCTGGCGGAGCTCAAGAAGGTCGTGGACAACTACGGGGGGAACGCGGGACTGTGCGCCCCTGACCCCGAGACTCTGTAAACGTACAACAGCAAACGAAACAACCAAGGAGACTCCGATGAGCAAGCTGCACGAAACGATCAAGGTGGGAACGGTATTCAAGGTCCACTCCTACTCCGTTGAGCTGGACCCGGACCTGGTGCCGAAGCGCGAGGACGGGAAGCGGGGGAATACGCACGCCGCCGTCTACAGCGCCTATCTGGTGACTGAGATCAAGGAATCCAGGACGTCACTGAAAGCCGTCCGCATCGTAGATGCCTACAACCCGGAGTCCCGCCGGGTAGGAGAGAACCCCACCACATGGATGGATAACGGGTACAGCTATATGCGGGGCGGGAAGTTCACCGTGAGGAGGATGCACGGCGGCTCCTCCACCGGGTACTGCCTGGAGGATTCGGAGACGGTGGAGCAGGTCGTGGCGAACGATGTGAAGGCCATCGCTGATGCTGCAGCCTACCTGGAGAAGAAGGAAGCCGCGTTCAATTCCAAAGTGATGGACTTCTGGAACAAGCACGGGAAGGCTCTGTGGGAGTCCGCCGCCCCGATCCAGGTGTGCGGGATGGACTGCCTGCTCATCTCCGGGGACAACCCCGAGTGGATCGGCAATCAGCAGACCCAAGACGCCTCCGGGAATCCGATTGAAGTCCCGGTGACGATCAAGACCCGGTGGCAGATGACCGTCCAGTTCTTCCCGCCGGAGAAGCGGGAGTGCGACTGGCATAAGGAATACCGCATCAAGGTTCTGAGCGGGGTCCGCCGGGTGAGCCGGGTTTCCGCCGACCATCCCGAGTTGAACCGGGATGAGTTGACAACGGGATACCAGCAGACCGTGGATGGCGAGACACTGGAGGAGGCGGTGTACTCCCTCCTCCTGTCTGCGGTGCGGCAGGAGTGGTAAGGGCTGACTAGGAATGCCGAGGATCAACGCCGTGAACTGGAACTGGAAGAGGATATGGGGGCAGGTGAAAGAGCAGCGTATGAGCGCCACGCTCACGACTTCCCCCGACCGTATCACCCTCTCCCGTTCTGGACACCACGTCCTCTCCCTGAAGAACACGCCGGAGAATGAACACCACGTCCGTGCGCTGGCTTTGGGGAGAGGATACCGGATCACAAGGGAACGGTCCCTCACTCTTGGGAGTGATTAGGGACTTTACGGAACAAGGGTCAATAAGGTAGAAGGACAACAAGCAGGAGACGGGCAATGGCAGCAGGAATCCTCGAACACGACGCAGGAGTCATCTGGGGCGATACCTGGCACAAGAATCCACGCTACATCACGCAGGACCGGCCCCTGACCATCACGCAGGTTCTGGAAGTCTTCAACTGGGACATTGACAAAGTCCCGCTGTTCTTCCAAGACCACCGACCGGGAGCCAGACGCACGACCTTCCCGGTGAAGGCCTGGGCGCTGTTGCGCCGGGATACTCGTCACGTGCTGGTGCACCACGTGGGGGAGGGCTATGTGGCGGAGAGCAACCGCCTCATGGCCAACTTCCTGAACGAGAATCTGCTGGCGGTGTTTCCCGACCTGGTGATTGAGGGAGCGGGAACACTGTGGAACAACCAGACGGCTTTCATCAACCTGAGGACCAAGGAGTTCCAGATCAAGGGGGACAAATCCCCCTCCTACTCACGGATGATGTACGCCAACCCCCTGGGCAGCGGAGCCTACCGGGCGTGCGTGCACAACGTGCGGGTGGTCTGCAACAACACCCTCCGGGCGGCGGAATCGGAGGGCGTTGCCAACCAGTCCCTCCGCAAGTGGGCCCACGTAGGGAACGTGACCAAGAAGGTGGATGAGTACTGCCAGGAGATGGCGGGGACTCTGATGGGGCTGAAGGCCCAGGAGGAACTGCTCAACCACCTGGCGGGACTCCCGATGACGGACGTGGAAGTGGAGAAGGTTCTTGCCTTCACCTTCCCCGTCCTCAAGACGGACGGGGAGCGCAAGCGGGAGATCATCGACGCACGGAGAGCCGCCGTGCGCAACCAGTTCAACTCCGATCAGGGGCTAGACCTGGCCACCGCTCACTCCCGATACGGTCTGCTCAACGCCATCACCTTCGTCATCGACCACGAGCGCACCCGCCAAGACCCCGCCCGATTCCACTGGGACACGGTGACCGGCGGACGGGCGGACCTCAAGACGGAAGTGCTGGACTTCCTTAGCACCCCGTACTTGGTTGCCGCCTGATGACTAGGAATGCCCCGGCTGGGGGCGGACCCCAGCCGGGGGTAGGAAGGAAGCCCCGAGAATGAACACCAAAGAGAAAAGACTACCGGCAAGCCGGGAGTGTAGCCTGATGATCCAGGGCTTCCCCCGAGACTTGAAGAACCAATTTGCCGCCTTCTGCAAGGTTCATAATCGGACCTTGAAGGAGGGCGCGATGGTCCTATTCCAAATGGCGGTGGAGCTCAAGGTCAACCCCTTTCAGGAGAGTTGAAATGCGTCGCAGTCAGGTGATGAAGCTGTACCAAGACTACAAACAGCGCATCGATGCAATCTCCCAGCAGCAAGCCTCCAAGTGGAACCGGGACAGCAAGGACATCCGGGTGGAAGTGATCCACGCCTTCATCGTGGCGTGCGATACCTGGAGAGAGGACGGGGGAGCCAACTTCAACACTTGGTTCAACTCTATCCTCCACAACACCATCCTCAAATACGTTGCACGCCACGACATCCCCCCACCCTTCTTCTCTCCAGCACACGAAGAGGACGCAGATACCCCAATCCAGTATGAAGGGGAGAGCCGCCACGGGGAGTTCAACCCGGCGGTGATGGCGGAGTTCCGAGATGAGCTGGAACATCTGTCCGATGACGCGCAGATGATCGTGACTACAATCCTCAATCACCCCAACGACTTCCTCAAGTCATCCCGCCACGATCTTCCCCCCAACAAGATCAGAGGCGCGCTCAAGCGCTGGCTGATGCACGACCAACAGTGGTCTGGTCCAAGGGTATACAACGCCTTCCGGGAGTTGAGGGAACTAGCACTTTGAGCCGCAGAACAACAGAAGTACCGGAGGAGGCTCTGGCGGCTCTGGAAGGCTCCTACATACGGGTGCCCTCCTCTCCGCTGATGAACGCCTGGACTCTCACAATTCCCGGACGGTATCATCGCAAGGGGGATGATTGTTGGTTACTACCCGCCGCCCCCCACCGAGTGATAGACCTGCAGAAGATGGGGGTGAGGATACACCCGGAGCTTTTGGCCTGGGCGAATCGGGAGCTTGCGCCACCGCCGGAAGTCCACATCAGCGAGATTGTGGGGCTGGTAGGAGTCCCGATGGAGTTTCAGTGGGAGGGGATTGAGTTCACGGAGAGCCGTCACGGTCGTGCCCTCATTGGTGACGAGCAGGGGCTGGGGAAGACCATTGAGGCTCTCGCCTGGATGACCTACCACAACGATGCCTTCCCCGCCATCATCATCTGCCCCAACAGCGTGAAGATCAACTGGAGGAGGGAAGCAAGCCGGTGGATCCACGGCCGCAACATCCAGATAGTTGAGGGCACGCGCCAGTCGGACATTCCCAAGGGGGATTTACTGATAGTCAACTTTGAGATCATCGAGAGGAGACTCCAAGACCTTCTCAACTGGGGTCCGCGCACGATGGTGGTTGACGAGTGCCACCGCATCAAGAATCCGTCCGCCAAGTCATCCAAGGCGGCGGTGTCCCTGAGCGAACGGTGTCATCACGTTATCGGAATGTCTGGGACCCCGGTGGTGAATCGCCCCAGCGAGTTCTTCAACGTGCTCAAGATGATCCGCCCCTCGTTGTTCCCCTCCTACTGGGAATATGTCCAGCGATACTGCGGGGCCGTGTATGAGAACGGCGGATGGAACTTCAACGGAGCTTCTCACACCCAAGAGCTTCACGAGAGGCTCACCCAGACGGTGATGATCCGCCGTTTGAAAAAGGACGTGCTGCCTCAACTCCCCTCCAAGGTGAGGTCCATCGTACCACTCCCCATCTCCAATAGGGCCGAATACACCCGCGCCAAAACAGACTTCATCGCTTGGTTGGAGAAGGCTGATCCAGAGAAGGCGGACAAGGCGGCAAAGGCTATCGCCCTCACCAGAATAGAATCCCTCAAGCAGCTCACCACGTCCGGCAAGATCAAGATGGCCATTGACTGGGTGGAGGACTTCATAGAGGGGGAGAAGCTCATTGTGTTCTGCACCCACGTCAACCTGGCCATCCGGGTATTGACTGAGCACTTCGGCTCCGCCTGCGTCAACATCGATGGTACCATATCCAAGGTGGAGAGGCAGGCCGCATCCGACCGCTTCAACCGTGACCCAGACTGCCGGCTGCTGGTAGGGCAACTCAAGTCCGCCGGAGTGGGACTGAACTTGCAAATGGATTGCGCCAACGTAGCATTCCTGGAACTGGGGTGGACTCCGGGCGACCACGACCAAGCAGAGGACCGCATCCACCGCATCGGGCAGACTCGCCAATGCGGTATCTACTACTTGGTGGCGGAGAATACCGTGGAGGAGGATATCATGGACATTCTGGATACCAAGCGCCAAGTCCTCCACCAAGTCCTGGACGGCGGTGAAGCCTCTGAAGAGGGAATGTTGCAGGCCATCCTCAAGAAGTTGAGGGCATCGATGAAATGACAATCCTTCTCTCCATTCTGGCCGGGTACGTCTTGGGAGTGGTGGCCACCAGTCTTTTCGTTCGCCACCACATCAAGGCGGCTTGGGTATCTGGACTCATCTACGGTAGGGTGCCCAGTTGGGTACAAATCTGGGCACTGCGCTTTGAGAGGAAGATGCTGCTTGTAGCTCTGCGCCTATGCCTTTCAACTTCCAAAGCTGGGCGGAAGACCATAACATCCCCACCCACACCACCGGATACAAGCAGTGCTCCCGTGGGTGGGTGAACGTAGACTGCCCCCACTGCTCCGGCTCCGAAGGTCCGCACTTGGGGTGGAACCTATCCAGGGGGTACTTCCGTTGCTGGAGATGCGGCTGGAAGCCCCTCCTCAAGACCCTCTGCGCCCTCTCCCGGAAGCTCCCCCAGGACGTCATCCCCGACCTCAAGAAGTACCAAGGCGGAGGGGCTGCGCTAGGGGCCGAACGGGGTGGGGGTCCGGGATACCCCATCCCGCCCTACAGGGGGGAGGCGGAAAAGCCTCAGGGGGTGGGGTATCCGTCACTCCCGCACCTCAAATACCTGGCCGGAAGGGGGCTAGACCCCCCGGAAGTGATACGGGTGTGGGGGGTAGAGGGAGCGGGGGCGGCGGCGGGGGTGTCCCTATCCGGGGCGGGGTCCGGGGGGAGAGGAGCCTGGTTGGACCTATCCTGGAGGCTCTTCATCCCCATACGACTGAATGGGGTGATGGTGAGCTGGACTTCCCGCCACATCGGTAGTCACTCCCTGAGGTACATCTCCTGCCCCAAAGAACTGGAAGCCGTAGACCACAAGACCCTCCTGTTTGGAGCGGACCTGGTACCCAGAGACAAGGTGATCGTAGTGGAAGGTCCGATGGACGCAATCAAGATCGGACCCGGAGCCGTGGCCACCTTCGGAATCGGATGGAAGTGGGAGCAAGTGTCGTTGCTTGGGGAGTACTCCAAGCGGTTCATCTTGTTCGACAATGACGTCAGAAGCATCGACAGCCAGAAGAGAGCCAGGGCACTCGCTCACGCCGTCCAATCAATCTTCGGCGGCACCACGGAAGTAGTCACCCTGGAAGACTACAAGGATGCCGGGGAGCTTCCCCCAGAAAAAGTGGCAATGCTGCGGACTGAACTTCTGGGTGGGGTATAGAGTCGGGTATCTTCAGAGGACACCTATGAGCAGGCGTACTGTAGCTCAACCAGAACCAGAATCTACACCAGCGCCCACCGCCCCTCCTCAAGCAATCTCCCGGCGCACCGTACCATCCGCACAGACCCCAGAAGCCCCTCCGCAGTCGGAACCAGTACCATTCACCCCGCCGTTCCTGCGCCAGGATGATGACGCCTTTGACGAGTACGCTTTGGACAGCAGTGAAGAGCCGCTGTCCTTGGACATCTACCTTCCACTGCGATTCTTTGAGCACGGATACCGGAAAGAGATTGCTGAGCTGATGGGCTTCTACATTTTCCTGGTGTGGCTGGTGAGGATGAAGAGATACTACAACGTCACCATCACCACCGCATATCTGGTGGAACAAATGGGCTGGGGCCGCACCAAGTTCCTGGAGAGGCGCAAGACGCTCATCGAATTGGGAGTGATGGATCACCGGAAGGTATCGGACCCCTCAACTGGCCGATTCATCTCCAACGCCTACATCATCCATCCGTGCTCCTCTGGATTCCGTCAGCACGTCTCCAGAGCCTCCCTTCATACCGTGTTTGGAGACCATCTCACCCCAATAGAGAAGATGGCGATGAGCGTCTTGCGCATCCCCGACAGGAACGGCAAAACGCAGATGGTACCAGAGAGTGCCTCCCCTCTTTCCCCCCTCTCTTGTACTCTCCCCTCTTTACTCCCCTCGTCAGAGGGGGAGAGAGACGGTGCCCCAGGGTATGAAAATCATACTCTGGGGGCAAATCAAGGGAATCCCACCAGTTCCATCCCATCTCTTTCTGATCCCTGGATGAGGGAAGTTCCTCAGGTGAAAGTGGACCAAGATGAAACCACCGCTGCCGTGGATGGATTGTTCCGGGAGTTCTTCAGACTCCAATCCACTCGCTTCCCTACATTCGTTCCAAGCCTCTCCAATATGACCGCAGAAAAGGCGCGCAAAGAGAGGCAAGCCATCCTCAAGGCATCCAACCTAGCACGGCTGACGGTCTCCCAGCTTCACGAGTTGATCATGTGGGCCATCCGTGACAGGTTCTGGGGCGACAAGATACTCTCCATCGAAGGGTTGATTGATGGGCGCGGGAGAGATGTTCCCAAAATCTTCCACGTGCTACAATCCCATCCCACCTTTGCGGTCAAGTTCCGTCTGGGGGAATCCGACCCAATCAAGCTCAACGAGTCTGAACAGAGAACACTCCACACCCTGGGACAGTTCATCTCCATGCGACGGGAATCCGGGAAGTGGGTGTTGGAGGAGTCCCGGTTTGATCTCAAGGTCTTCACCCACGAATTCCACGAACAATATCGCAATCTGCCGCCCACCCTCCTCAAGATTCTAGCCCTGAGCGGAGGGGTGGTTGGATTCACCTGCAAGTGGACCCAATACTACGCCACCAGCCGGTTTGTGGTAGCCCGACCGGATGAAGTGGAAGTCGGGGGAGACGGTTGGAAACGGTTTGTGCGGTGGCTTGAATCAGAAACCGGAGTGAAGATCACTCAATGATGCGTCGCCAGACCATCACGGACTCCTCTGATATGTTGATGCTCACGGGGGCCATCACCTCCAAGGAGTATCTCTCAGAGATTGAGAGACTGAAAGCCGCCAGGCCGGAACTCATCCAGTCCAAAACCACATCCAGAGTATTCAACTGGTGCTGGACCTTCTGGACCAAGTTCCACGAGCCTCCCAAGCGCCACATTGAGGACATCTTCCGGGCAGAGATTCGAGGCGGGAAGATTCCCGATGAACAGATCCAGGCCATCACCACTATTCTGGAACGTGCGTCAGATTTGTACGAGAGTGGTGATCAGTTCAACGTCCCATACGCCGTTCAAGAAACCCTCCGCAGCCAAGAGTCCGCCCGACTCCAGATGTTGGCGGATGAAATCCAAAGCAACCTGCTGTCCGGCAATCTGGCTGGAGCCCAAGAAGGTATCGCAGAGTACAACAAGGGATTCTCCTCCACCGCCCCCGACCAGTTGGTCAATCCGTATCTGGATGAGGATGCAGTGTACGATGCCTTCAATGAAGGCACGGACCCGCTGTTCACCCTTCCCGGAGAGATTGGGAGGATGCTCAACGAGCACTTCATCCCCGGCGGACTGGTGATGTTCCAAGCTCCCGAGAAACGCGGCAAGACCCACTGGTGCAACGAGTTGGCCAAGTGGGCTTGTTGGAGTAATTGTCCGACAGCCTACATTGCCGTGGGGGATATGACCCGCAGGCAGATGACCCGAAGATTCCACGTCAACCTTTCTGGTAGGCATTACAATCCCAAATATTGCGGTGAGATGCTACAACCGTGTTTGGACTGCGAAAGGTGCCAGATGGCGTCTTGCAGGAAGAGGACTTCAACTGGACTGGGATATGACATCATGGAGAATGGGCTGCAGTTCAAGCTGGCTCTGGAGGGGTATCGCCCCTGCGATGAAGCCAAGTACTGCAAGGAGTGCATCCCCACTATGTGGTGGGTGAAAGTCCCGGCGGTGAAGCCTCTGAATTGGGCGGAGGGCTTGGAGTGCGCCAACGACTTTGCATTCCTCGTGGGTGGTCTCAAGATCGGACTGGCCAGTTATCCTTCGGAATCAGAGAGTGTGGCTTCCATCTCTCAGAAGATCAGGGTGTGGGAGCAGTTCAACGGATGGTCTCCAAGGGTGTTGATACTAGACTACCCGGACGTGATGGGGAAGGAACCGGAAGCCCCCCAGGACGTTCGCCACCAAATCAACTCCACTTGGAAGGCTCTCCGCCGTCTCTCGATGGAGAGGGAGATGCTCATCATCGTCCCAACCCAGTCGGACATAGAGGGGCACACCGTCACCAGTCAATCCGTCCGCAACTTCAGCGAGAACAAGTCCAAGTTCGCCCACGTCACCGCCGCATTCGCCCTGAACCAGACCCCAGAGGAGAAGGCGCAGGGAATCCTGAGGGTGGGGAACCTGGGAATAGTGCGGGAAGGTGATGGGCGGACGGATACGGAAACCGTTGTACTCCAGAACTTAGCACGTGGAAGGGTGATACTGGGCTCCTACCCTCTGAAAAAATAGCCTTTACGCTTTTGGACTCATCGGGTATAAGGGGGTGTCTGACGGGAAAAAGGGCTAGGAAGCCCGCAACGTTCAACAACAGGAGACTGACGATGGATGCGAAGCAGATCACCCGCGCGCAGCTGATCGCTGCGGCCAACGACGTGAGCACCACCCTGGGGTTCCACAAGTCCCCCGGCGGCGCCATCAAGACGGGAGACGATGTGGCCGATGAGGCCATCCTCGGTGACCTGGTGAAGGCCATCAACGAGGGGGACATCGCCAAGGGCGATGAGCTGGCGGCGGAGACGGTGGAGGTGCTCAAGGCGCTGGCGCCGGAGAAGTGCCCCCAGCTGAAGATTCGCGGGGCCGGTGCGGCTCCGGCGGCTCCGGCGGACCCGGAAGCCGCAGCCAAGGCGGCGGCGGAGAAGGCGGCCAAGAAGGCGGCGGAGAAGGAAGCCAAGGCGGCGGAGAAGGCCAAGGCCAAGGAGGAAGCCAAGGCCAAGAAGGCGGCGGAGAAGGAAGCCAAGGCGGCGGAGAAGGCCAAGGCCAAGGAGGAAGCCAAGGCCAAGAAGGCGGCGGAGAAGGCGGCGGCAAAGGAGCCGCGCATCACCCGCCCGTTCGCGGTGGGGCGCGCCTTCCAGACCCTCCGCACCAAGGCGATGACCTTCGATGAATTCGTGGACCACGCCAACGAGACGTGCGGGCAGTTGGGCCTGGATCCCAACCTGCGCGAGACCACCAGCTGCACCCGGTACGGCATCAACTGTCTCTCCGGCCTGGGCCTCCTGAAGGTGGATGGCGACAAGTTCTCGCTGGTGTAGGCGAGACGACATCAATCAGGTATAGGGGGCGGGGCGCAAGTCCCGCCCCCTTTTACTTGTATGAATGTAGCCTTCCCAGTTCCCTCCTACCAAACCCCCATACCGGATACCCTCTGGGGAGACTTCCCTGAGGTGTCCGGGAAGCGGGTTTTCATCAAGCCCAACTGGGTCCAACCCCCACTACGGTGGGACGTGGCCAGTTGCACCCACGTCTCCATCATCAAGGCCGTGATCCTACAATGCCTAGAACGTGGGGCGAAGGGGGTGGCTGTAGGGGAGTGTGGGTTCAAAGGAACGTGGGAGGAGACGCTGCTAGCGGGGGGATACGACACCCTGGGTAGGATAGACCCCCGAGTGGAGTTGATCCCCCTCCAAGATGGACCCAACTTCCACAAGTTCACCCTCGTGCGGCTGGATGAGGGGAGATACCTGTCCCTGTTCGGGGCCAAGTTCAGCGACTACCTTCTGGAGTGCGACTGCATCATCAATCTCCCCAAGCTCAAGGTGCACTCAAGAGCCTTGGTCACCGGCGCCATCAAGAACATGATGGGGGCGATGACCCAGAAAGGCTCTATGCATCCGGGCGACTCCATCGACATTCTCCACAAGAGGCTCCGTGACCTATGGCTGCTGATCACCACCAAGCTCCCTCCTATGTGGACGCTGGTTGACGGCATCGTTGGAAGCGGGTACGCAGAGCAGCAGGGAGTCCCGATGAACAGCCAACTCCTGTTCTCCGGGCTAGACCCGTGGGGCCTGGACTGCTTCGCTGCCAGCGCGATGGGCATTTGCCCAGAGGACGTTCCATACCTCAAGTTGATCCACGACCATCTGGAGAGGACGGATTATCCCAAATCAGCCTGGGTCGTGGCCGGGGTAGATGTAATCCAGTTCTATGACCTTCCATTCCTCTGGAAATGAATATTCAAGTACAGGGATTCTCCTCCAACTATCACCCGGATGTTCTGATAGCGTTGGAGTGGTTCTGCAGCGGGAAGCGGGTGAGCTCCACCGGAGAGGAGAAACCAATCAGCCCGGACAAGCAGGCCCAACAGACCTTCCGCTCACTGGAAGTCTCTGTGAATGGGTTGAGGGCTTCTGGACACCGACCGCTCATCGTGTTCATCGATGATTGCTCTCCCTGCCCGTACAACATTCCATTCCCGAGTGACTGGCCGTTGATCAAACTACCCTACCAAGTCAACCAGGGTATCGGCGGGAATGAGAACACCGTTCAGTATCTCTCCGTGGCCCTGGGATGCGAGTGGCTCTGGAGGGTGGACTCTGACGTTGAGTTGTTGGATGATCCCAGTCCCCTTCTCCCGGCAAGCAACGACTGGATGTGCCTCACCATCAACGCGGGGTTTATGGGCTATTGGACCAGCCGGGAAGCCACGGAGCCGATTGTCCCCACCGCGCAGATCGGGAATGCAGTTTGCACCCCCACGTCCTCATTCAGACGCTATGGATACAGCGACCCACTTCTGCGCAGCTTCAATGACCTGGATTGGGTATACAGGGGGTGGAACGACAAGCGCAGATCGGGGATGATGATATCCGTCCGTGGGAAGACTGTCAGCAGTGGATGCGGGGGCGGCGGCTCCTCTTCCAAAAGAGTCGCAGCAGCAAGGTATCTGGTGAAAGTCAGCCCATACCTTTCGATGACCATCAACAAACACGGTAGACCCTCCTTCAAGTTCAACAAACAGGCCGCGCTGTATACAAGACGATGGGCTGTCCCGCCTTCCCCCTGGACTCTGTGGATTGAAGACAAAATCAAGGAGGGGTGGCCCAGATGAAAGTGTACCAAACCCCCTACGGCATCTATCATCTTCCGGTTGTGTCCCTGGAAAGATTGGAAGATGGGGTTGGGATGGCGGAGATGATGGGCAAGTCCCAATACAGGAGAGAGCTTGCTGCTAACTCACTGTGCTTTGCGGACGTTCTACAGCGCTTGATTTCAATCAAGCGTATCAAGACGGTGATTGATCCTCTCTGTGGAACCGGACTTTGGGGGATGATCTGCCGCAGGGTATTGGGAGATGGGGTGGGGCACCACTTCAGTGATTTATCCCCCGACTCCGTGCTTGCCGCGCAATACAATCTGCCTGGGCTTCCAGTTGTAGTGGCAGACGCCAATACCATTCTGAGGGAGTTTCAAAGGGACAAAGAGGCTCTCATCCTACTCGACTTCAACAATTTCACCATTGGGAAGTTACAGGGGAACTGGATGGGGGATTTGCTGAGGGCCGCGCTGGATTGGGGATGCCCAGTGATATTCACCGATGTGGCCATATTCGCATTCAGATACGGCAGACCCGTTTACCAAGCCACCACCATCGAAGACTACTTCAAGATAGCAATGCCTGCTGCTGGGATAAATCCCACTACTGTGAAGCTGCACCGGGGAGCCGGAGTGGTATTGACAGGAGTCAGTGGGGATATTCAGGTGAGTTGGATGGGGGATGAAACTCCATCCCTGCAATTCTTCAAAGAAGTGAAAGCAAACTCTTTTGGACTGATACGGTGAAGAAGGACATCCGCCAAGCCCAATTCTCCTCCATCGTTGGATGGAGAGGGGATAGCCTAGCGTGCCCCCAAGCCTTCGGGGGAGACTGCTGGGGCGGTTGCTCGATGGGGTGCTGGTTCTGCTTCTGCCGAGAATCTGAAGAGGAGATGTTCACCAAATACTTTGACGGGTGGAGCAGGGACTTGGTGCGACCCTGCAACCCAGATGACTTTCGGCGGCTCTTTGACCGGGCATTCTCCGACAAGCCCACTGACGATTGGAACCTGCTATGCCTGCGCAGGGGACTTCCGTTCAATATGGGAAGCAAGGCGGAGACTTTCAATCTGGAAGACGTACTGCGCGGACCAGAGAGCATCGTGGTGAGGGTGCTGGAGATATTCCGGGAGTACGGGGTGCCGATCATATTTGAGACCAAGAGCCACTACATCGGGCTGTCCAGATACTTGGACCTCATCAAGAACCTGAAGTGCGCGGTGATAGTCAGCATTATGGGAGGCAGCGATACCCTCAACTACAAGCTGGAACCGGGGTGCGCTTCTCCGTCTACACGATGGAGGCTGGTGGAGACGCTGAACAAGATGGGCATTTGGTGCGGGGTCCGCTGGGAACCAATCCTATGCGGCATCAACAGCACTCAGGAGATTTTCGATGACTTTGCAGACAAGGCCAAGAAGTATGGGGCCAAGCACGTCTCCATCTACGGATACCGCACCTCACTCGCCACCCGAGCTCAGGTGGAGTTTGAGAGTAGAGGGTACGATTACATCAAGCTTCTTGAACGGAGCTTGGACAAGAATTGGCGTCCCGTGGGTAAGCAACTCATTCAAACTCTCAAGTCCAGGGGTGTTCCAGTCTCCTCTCCTGATTTCGTGAACTTCCCCTTCGACAATGACCGGGAGAGTTGTTGCGGTATCGATGGTCTTTTCCCAATGTATCACTTCACCTTCCAGTACGCCTGCAAGCAGATGAAGAAGGTTGGGACTGTCTGCTGGATGGATATGGAGGCGGTGGAGTTCAAGCACCCGGAAGTGCACGCCAAACTTCGCCAGTGCTGGAACGGGGGCGGCGGGATTTTCACCCTGGCGGACTCTCCCGAGATTCAAGTGGTTGGAAAGGATCCAAGAGGGCTCAACATCTACGCCCCGAGGACAACCCCGCCCCCTCCCCCAGTCAAAAAAGGTTTCGGGCTAGGCTCCTGCACTTCTGTCTGAATAGGGTATAAAGCGACATGACGCCAACGGAACAACTCCAAGAAACGGTGAAGCGGCTTTTCCCGGATGCCATCCTTATCACCAGGAAGCCAACCAACCACGAGGCGCGAGTCATCGATGAGGAGGGGCGTGAGATAGTGCAAGCCTCCTCCAACAAGGCTCTTCTGGAGATGCTTGAAGAGCAGGGAGCTTCCATTCGCAAGCGGGTGAACTCCAGATTCGGAGTGACCGAGGCCGCGCAGAATACCATCCCAGGGGAACGTAGGATGGAGATGGTGAAGCAGCTTTCCGTCTACATCGTCAACCACTTGATTGAGATTCAAGAGTTGACGAGGGGCAAGCCCCCGGTGGTGGACACCATCGACATCACCGCCAATGACAACAACGGCCCCGCCTTCCTGTTTCAAGTGAAGGTGGATGGCCATACCTTTGGTGCGTGATGTACGATTACTGGGAACTGCGGGACCAGGTTGCGAAGCTCCACCCCCGGATGACTCAACTCATCCAACACCGCCGTCACGTTTCTGCGGTGAGAGAGAAGGGAAGGAAGCGCAACTACAGCCAATTCAACGTCTCCGCCGGGGAGATGGTACCTCAAGAACGTCTACTCAACACGAGTGAAATCAACTCGTTTGTTGAGGTATCCTGTCGCGCTGGCGCGTGCCCGATGCCCTTGAATATGGACATCTGGGATGGGCTTCTCTGCCCGTTCGGCTGCAAGTATTGCTTCGCCAACGCCTTCCGGGCTTCCCTCTACACAGCCTTCTTCGACAACGCCAAGACAATGGGACTGCGCCATTGTAACACGGATTCTCACTGCCGAGAATTGGACAAGCTGATGACCGTTCGCGGCACTGATCCCCAGTCCCACTCCAGCGAGATCAAGCGCGCATTTGCAATGCAAATTCCGGTGCGCTTTGGAATCCGGTTTGAGGACTTCCTGTATGAAGAGAGGGCCGCAGGAGTATCCCTCAAGCTCCTCAACTACCTGGCTGACCAATCCTACCCGCTGATGATCAACACCAAATCGGACTTGGTAGGGGAGCCGGCATACGCCAGTGCTCTGGGCCGCAACAAAGGCGGAGCCGCCGTCCACATCACGATGATCACCTGTCGAGAGGACTTGATTCAATCCCTGGAACCAGGCGCACCTTCCTTCGCTGCCCGTCTGCAAGCCGCCCGCAACCTCATCCAAGCCGGAGTGGAAGTGGTGGCACGCATAGAGCCGTTCCTGGTATTCATCAACGACAAGAAGGAAGATGTGGGGGAGTACATCCAAAGAGTCCGGGATGTGGGCGTGAAACACATCACCTTTGACACCTACTCGTACACCGCAACCAATCCAGGAATCCGCCAGGCCTTCATCAATGAGGGCATCGACTACGACAGACTGTATGACCTGGGAGCGGATAGTCAGGGGCTAGGCTCCTTGCTGCTGTCCGCCTTTATGGACGTCTTCAAGAATCAGGGTTTCAGCGTTTCCTCCTTTGATATGGGGTGCGCCCCAATCAACAACGATTCCATCTGCTGCGAAGTGGGACCATACTTCAGAAGCAGAGGAGCCGGGTTCAACTTTGGTTGTACCGTGATAGCTTCCCGCTACATCATCTCCCGCCGGCACGTGCCAACACGGTGGTGCGACTTTGTGGCCATGGTTGAAAATCACGGGGGCTTCCTCTCCGATGCCCTCAAGCGGGAAGTCTGGATGAAGTGGAATTGTGAGGGGACCGGGGAAGCCTATTCACCCGCGTGGTCTCCCGGCATCACTCCGGTTGGACACGACGCTGACGGAGTGGTTTGGAGTTATGTTCCTTGTGACGACTTCCGGGTGGATTTGCTTGAGGGTGCTCTGGGATATTCCCTGACCATCCCTCCATTCTGAGGGCGAAGATGACAGAAAGACAGCGCAAAAGAAGGGCAGAAAAGCAGTGGAGGAAGTTCCACGACAAACTCTCCATCCTCATAGAGATGAGGGGAGGGAACGTGAGTGGCGTACTATGCCCGATAACCCTCACTCAACTCAAGTACCTATTCATAGCACTCCACCCCAATGGGATTGTGCTGAGGGTGGTGGATAGGGTGGGAGAGAACCAACGCAGGACCGCCAAACGGGTATAAAGGACCGGAGACAAAAATGAGCGGAGTGCACAAGATCGGGAACAGGGTGGAGGAGTTGTTTGCCGTGGCGGCGGGACTCTCCCAGACCGGGAGAATGAAGTCCACCATATACTGCGTGGGCAATCGCATTCTGATTCTCAACAGTGACGACTCGATGATCATCGAGTTTTTGCTCAGAGAAGGGGAAAGCCCCTTCAAGACCCCGGTGTGCTTCAAGGCGGATGACTACGATGGCCGTGAGTTCAGAGAGGAAGACGGCTTCATCCACTTTGTGTCGAGGGAAGGGGGCTGGGTGAAGGACGTGGCCTCCAAAGTTCCAGGCAAGACCCCCGAACAAGTTGGGGCGCTGTTCGATGGGTACGCAACCAGAGCCGCAGACGCCTTGGACAAGCAGGACATCCATTTCGCGCTGGACTCGGGGTTGAACTCGCTTCTCAATCCCGACCTTTCCCACGTGGAGTTTCTGACGGACAAAGACAAGAAGCTCATCATCCTCCAACGCAATATCTACTCCGGCAGTATCATCCGGGTTGAGAGGGATACCAGCCGGGGGTTTGGCGTCAGCGGCTCCGGTATCCAAGACTCCATCCCGGTGCCGTTCAACCCCTTCGGACTCCGCACGCCAGACTACCTGGCGCTGTTTGCTTTCGTATCCAACGTGATGTTCTCTGTCTGCGACCCAGACAGAGGCTCTCTGGTATGGATCCAGTCAATGGACCCGCGCATTGAAATGAGTGGAGTTATCGGGGGCTGCAAGTACGATTCCTTGGGGGTCGTGCGTCAAGCCCTGGAGGAGGAATCCGATGGGCGGCAAGAGTAGGAAAGCTGGCGCGGTTTCGCAGAAACTGATCGCACGACTGAAGGCAGGACGGAACAATGCTCCCAAGTCACCCCCAACTCCCCCGCGTGATCAACTGGCTGGAAAGGGTGCGCAGGGGCAAGCACCTTCCTAACTTCTGGATGTCCCCTGCCTTCATTTGCGAAAAGCTGGCGCAGAACGAGTGGCAATGGCAGGGGGAGCCGGGGTTGATGGAATCCGGGGAGTGGGTATTCCCTCCAATTGATGAGGATGGGAGTATCCATCCCGTGGAGACTCCCATTTGGGCCGACTTCCCCCGGCTGGAGGAGATTGTACCGGGGGAAAGTCCCGCCCCGGAACTCCCATCAAGAGTATTGGACAGGCAGTACATATTTGTCCCGATTGATGTATTGTTGTTCAAACACTCCCACCACTCGTTCAAAGACAACGTCAGGAAGTTTGATCGCAAGTACTGCAAGGATATAGTGACCCTCAATCTGGAAGGCTCTTTGGCACTGGAACCGGATCAAGTGGAGGAGAGAATCAACTTGCTGGTCAAGTGGTTGGAGCCTCGCAGAGACCTTGTCCAAGATGATCAGATGATGCAGGCGTATCTCTCCCAAGACCTGCCCCACGTCTACTCCCAGCATTTCTACCTCAAGCACCAACTCATCGGCGTCAACATCTTTGAGCACTACGGCAGCTGGAACTGGTTCAGGTATAATTTCACAGACCCCGCATTCCCCCTCTTGAATGAGTGGACCCGATATCAAATGTACCAGTTTCTATCGGGAAGAATGGGGATTCATATGGCGCAGGTCAACGACGGCGGAGACCTTGACAACCCAGGTCTAGCCCGGTTCAAGCAGCGCCTGGGACCGTCGCAAGTGCTCTATGTTCACTCTTGGATCAGGAAAGAAGACAACGGAGAACAAAATGGAAACCCCGGTGAAGTTTCAAGTAGATCGGCGTGAGCTGATGCTCGCGCTGGAGAAGGTGTCGCCCGGTCTGACGACAGAGGAAGTGCTGGAGCAGTCTGACTGCTTTGTCTTCCTGAATGGCCGGTTGATGACGTACAACGACAACATCTGCGTCAATCTCCCGCTGACGTTCGGGGGGTGGAACGGGGCGGTGAAAAGCCAAAAGCTCCTCTCCATCCTGTCCAAGATGGACGCCACCTCAGTGATGGTGGAGGTGAGTGACAAGGAGTTGCGCATCTCCAGCAACAAGTCCCGGATGGGGATTCCCGCTCAGCACAACGTCCTGCTGCCCGTGCAGGAAGTCAAGCCGCCGGAATCCGGCAGCGACTCCTGGAAAGCCCTTCCCAAGGACTTCACCACGGCTCTCCGGTTCTGTATGTTCAGCACGGCGCGGGATGCCAAGGCTGAGCAGATTCTGAACTGCATCCACGTCAAGGGGAACCAAGCGGAGTCTTGTGACGACTTCCGCGCCACCCGATACACGATGGAGTCGGGGCTGGAGTCGGACCTGCTCATCCCCAGACTCCAGGCGCTGCAGCTGGCCAAGCTCTCGCTGACACACATTGCGGTGGACTCCGCCTTCCTTCACTTCATCACGGATGACCACGTGGTGTTCTCCTGCCGCCGGGTGTCCTTCGGATACCCGAACTTGGACAAGCTGCTGACGGTGGAGGGGCAAGACCTCACGCTGCCCGATACCCTGGGGGAGACGCTCCAGAGAGCCGGGGTGTTCAGCAGCGACAACGAGGATGACTACGTTGAAATCCAAGTGCAGGGCGGGATGATCCTCGTCACCGGCAAGGGCAACTCCGGGTGGTTCCAGGAGAGGGACAAGTGCACCTTCCCCGGCAACATTTCCTTCTTCATCAACCCGGCAACCTTCCGGGAAGCTCTGGCGGTGATGCACACCATCAAGGTCACCGACAACCGCATCGGGATCAAGGGTGACAAGTTCATCCACGCCGTCTGCCTCAGTCAGGTTTCCTGATGCCCAAGGGCTTCTTCAGCAGGGCCCAATTGAACGAGTGCCTGCCCCCGGAAAAGCGGTCAGGCAACCCGATTGGAGCCGCACGTTGCGGGGGAGCTTGCAAACTCTTCCGCAACGTCAAGTCCCCCAGGATGCCACCTTCCGGGCTAGGCTCTCTGCCCATCCTATTCATCGCAGAAGCCCCCGGAGAAGTGGAGGACGGGGCGGGAGTACAGCTGGTGGGCCCAGCTGGGCAGGTGTTGAGAGACGTGCTGCAAGAACTGGGGCTGGACCTAGATTCTCACGCCAGAAAGATCAACGCCGTCAACTGCCGGCCCACCAACAGCGACGGCAGCAATCGTACCCCCGAGCCAGAAGAAGTGGAAGCCTGCCGCTTCATCTGGCAGCAGGAGATGAAGCACCGTCCCCCCAAACTGGTGGTGTTGTTGGGGGGAACCGCCATCAAATCCTACTGGGGCGGGAGAGTAAGAGCAGAAGAGTTCAGCGTGGAGCACTGGAGGGGATTCCAAATCCCAGACCACGAAAACAACTGCTGGGTAGTGGCAACCTATCATCCATCATACATCTTGTATGAGGCCAAGCATCCCCAAGTGAGAACCGTCTTCAAGCTGGACGTCTATCAGGCCTTGCAAAAGCTCCAGCAGCCTCTCCCCCCGGACCCAAACAACATCAAGGTGGAAGTGATCCACAGCCCTGAGGAAGTCAACCAATACCTGGACGCCATCACGGCTCCGGTGATTGCTTTCGACTATGAGACCACTGGAATCCGTCCATACGCTCCCCACGCCAAAATAGTATCCTGCGCCATATCCAGCGTACCAGGAGAGGCCGTTGCCTTCCTCCTCCACCCGGATATAGAGCCTCACCTGAGAGCACTGCTGGCAGACCCGTCCGTGCGCAAGATCGCAGCCAACCTCAAGTTTGAGCATCAATGGTCGGCAGTCAAACTAGGGGTGGAAGTGCAGGGGTGGGCCTGGGATACCGTGGTACAAAGCCACGTGATTGATCACAGGACCGGCATACACTCATTGAAGTGGGAATCGTTTGTACAACTGGGGGCAAGAAACTGGAGCGGGGATGTTGACAACTTCCTATCCAGCCCGGACAACGATCCAAACCTGCCCAACCGTATCCATCTGATACATTCGGAAGACTTGCTGAAATACAACGGCATCGATGCCGCAATGGAATTACTGCTGGCCCTACACCAAAGAAGGAAGATTGGAATATGATGGGGCCCACTCCACTCCTACCCCAAGCAGCTGAGCTGTTCCACAAGGGAATCGTGGCAATGGCGGAAGCTGAATTGAGGGGGATTCCGGTTGACGTTCCCTACTGTCATCACGCCCTGGCCGGAATACAGATCAAGATCAAGGAGCTTCAGGCCATCTGTATGGAGGATGAGTTTTGTCAGTCTTGGCAGGGAGCCTTCGGGAGAGAGTTCAATCTCAATGCCAACGACCAGTTGGCGCACATGCTGTTCGTAGTCAAGAAGTTCCCATCAGAAAAGAAAACCAAGGGCGGGTCCAAAGCAGTAGACGATGAAGTGCTTGAAGACCTTTGCCCCCAACTTCCGGTGTTGGAAACCCTACTGGAAATGAGGAAGTGGTTGAAGGTCTCCGGGACTTATCTGGAGGGGATACTGCGCGCAACCCACCAAGGAATCTGCCATCCCTCCTTTGACCTCCATACCACCAGAACGTACCGGTCATCCTCCTCCAATCCCAACTTTCAGAATATGCCCATCCGTGATCCAGAGTGCGGAGAGATCATCCGGTCAGCCTTCCTTCCCCCGCCCGGATTTCAGATGGTGGAGAGTGACTACAGCCAACTGGAAGTGAGAGTCAATGCGTCATACTCGGGGGACTCTCACCTCATCCGATACATATTGGACAAGTCCACTGATATGCATCGAGATTCTGCTATGGACTTGTTCTTGCTTCCGGCTTCGGAAGTTACCAAGGAGATTCGCCACGAGGCAAAGAACAAGAACGTGTTTGCCAAGTTCTATGGATCAGTCCCTCAAAACATCGCAAGGGCTTTGTGGAGACAAATGACAAAGCCCGATGGGCTGAGGATGAAGGATGGAAGGAAGCTGCTGGATCATCTGAAGTCCAAAGGATATGATCACCTGTCTCCCCAGTT